GAAACTACAATTCTTCAACAAGGAGACAAGTTTAGCAAGAGCTCAAAATAGAAATGTATTGGGGTACAGTCGTGACCTCAGTGACGCTTACGTAAGAGCTATTTATACTCAAGGTAAGGGTCGTTTAAGAAACCAACAACTTACTGCACAATACTTTAATAAGAAAAGAATTGATGAAGGTGGTAGAAGTAGAAAATTTGGTCAAAAACAAAAACAAGCTTTACTCAGAAGTCGGGCAGAGATTGAAGGAGTAACACGTAACATGTTCGGTCGTAACATGGCATACGCTCAAGAAGGTGCAAGACGTAAGTTCCAAGCTGCTAATGCCGCAGCCAGAGAGAAACTAGGTGTTCCTCCAGCATTTGGTGCTCCAGTCATGCTACCTCCAACAGATTACTTTACAGGATTCTTGCAACTTGCAAGTACTGCTGCAAGTATATACTCAGGATTTAAGTAAATTATGGCATCATCATTTCAGAACGTCGTAGGTACTCCACGTGATGCAGTTCCTGACATAAGTAATACTAATTACTTGAAGACATCCGCAGACATGACTGAGGCTGTCAATGAAGATAGCGACGAAAGAATCAAAGATACTAAAGAGTTTTTTAATCAACTTATAGAACTTGAAGAACTAGCAGCCAGTAAGTTTGACAAGAGGCTAGATGCTATATCAAGTCTTGCAGGCAGTATAGGTAGTATCAGGAAAAAGAAATTAGCAAAAGAAGCTGACGGATTAACTAAACAGTTTCTTGACAAACAAAGATTACAGTTCCAAGAACAGATTACTAAGGTTGTTGATGCTACAGAAGATGACAATGCTTTTCAAGAAGCACTTGGTTTAGGTGAGATTGACCGTGATACTAATTTAAAATTTGCAGATAAGCTTGATTTATCACTAGGCTATATACCTACTGAAACTCTAGAAGGCAAGATAAGTGAGCACATGTCTTACTATGTATCTCAAGGTAGACCTATGATTGTAGGTGACGTTTTAGAAAGATACAATTCAAGCAGTGCTACATCACAAGCTGAGTTTACAGAACTTAGACAAAGAACTTTAAATAGTGTTTATCGGACTGTAATCTATAACTGGTTAGCGTCAGGTGGTGATCCTAGTGACCCTCGTTTAGAACGCAGATTATTTGAAAAAGTTTTACCAGTATACAATAAACAACTAGACACAGCACAAAAAAAGTTTATTTATGATCTAGAGCAAACTCAAAAAGATGAAAGAGAAAGAGTTATAGATAGTAGAATCACTAATGCTGTAAAGAAGTCTAAAACTAACTTTTACGGTGAAGAAGGTGTAGTTTCAGCAGTTGCAGCTGAAAAAAATATAGGTAAACCAGAAGCACAGGATTATGTTTATGGCCGTGTTGGAGTGCTACTTAATAAAAATGTACTTGAACCAGAAGAAGCTCTAAGAGTAATTGATGAGATACCTTTTACACCTACTAATGAACCAAACAAGACATACAAAAATGTCGATGAATATTTAGAAAAAGTAAAAAATAAAAATACTGTATTTTATGCTAGAGCTAGAGGTAGAGTAGAAACATTAAAAAAACTTATTAGCGACAAAAAGAAAGAAAGGGATCAAATAGCAAAAGATACAAGTGATATAAAAGTTGCAGAGTATGAAAGAAATGAGATAGATCCCTTAGTTGCAGCTAGCGAAAACGGCACACTTGAAATGTCACAGATACGAAGTCTGTATGAAGAGCTCGTAGAGGCTAAATGGTACATCGAAGGTCATACTAAGATTCCTAAAAAGTTAGAAGCTTTCCATAATAAGACACATACAGGTGGTGTTAGAGATAAACAAGTAGTACTTGCTCAAGAATTTTCTAGTGAAATTGTTGAAGCCTTAGAAGGTGTCGAAAAGTTGTATAGAGAAACACAAAAATTAGAAGCTGTACCCGAACTTGGACGTACTGACAGTAAAGCTGTGCGAAGATTACAGGCTGAGTTTCAAAAACTATTGTATGGTGAAAACGGTAAAGATCTTGAAGCTTTAAAACTGGCTATAGGTTCAAACCAATATACATTCCAACAACGAGTTGACGAAATTGAAGAGGATCTTTTAAAAAGGTTTGATGCAATTATAAAAGACCCACCTATCATACCATTGGGTCAGGCGACTCGTAATACATTAGAACTTAGAGAACAGGTTAGAGAGAATCCAGACTTACTCTATAGCAAAACAGCTCTTCAAGGAGAAGATATAAATAGTCTATTTGATTTTCTTAATACTGGTGGACAGAGAAATAGAGAACTACAAAATTATTATAAAAACGCACGTTTCAGAGTTATAGAAGAAGACGGCACAGTCAGAGTACTAGGTGGTTATGAAGCTGCTGAATTTAGAGGTAGAGAGCTTGGTATCTATGACCAGAAAGGTAAAAGGTTAATGAACTTTCATGCTAAAATTCTACAAGATTCTAAAGCAGTTAATAATGTAGAAAACCATACTACTTCTTCAAAAGTTCTACGAGCATTTTCTGGTGGTAAAGGCGAAAAAATGACAGAGTTTCTTACTCAACACGCTATCAATAGAAGTGGTATAAATAGTGAGGAACAAGCTACTACTCAAATACAAGATACTAGCTATACTTATAAATCACGTAGTGGCTCTACCAGTCCAAGACAAGGTGTTACTAGAATGAATGGTGCTCGTATTGTTGCACTTGCCGAAGATGGATCTACTGACTTTGGCCGTTACAAACTTTCTAATGAGAATATACTGTTGTTACATAAAAATGGCATGATAGACTTAACTAAAGAGTTTACAGAAGACCAGCAAAGTTTGGCCGTTGTTAATCTTATGGCTTTAAACGCTAACCGTACAAATTCTATTAGCGGAGCTGTAACTGAAGAAACTAAAAACTTTAGAAAGATTACTAATTTTTCATCTGAAGAGTTAGAGGTTATTAAGGAAATATTTCCTAACTTAAGTGAGAATTACTTTGCTCAATTTCAAACCTTAGAAGCAGAGGTTGCTCAACTAATTCTTAGTGATTTAGAAAAGTATCAACAACAAATAGCAACAGAAAGACAGAAGAAAAAAGACGAAAGAGAAGCAGAAAAACTAAGAAGATCAAAATTAAGTAAACGAGAACTAAGAGGCAGATGACCGATTCCTACGGATTAAGTGATGAAAACATTGATTTAGCCGCTGAACGTGTACAAGACTATTTAAAAGAAATAGACGAAAGAGATGCTGCGAGAAAAGCAGCTCAAGAACAAGCTACAGCAGGCGAAGAACAGGCATTAGCTCAACAAGAAGATCCCAGAAACTCGGAAACATGGGGAGCTAAAGCTTTTATAAAAGAGGGTCAGTCCATCCTATCCGGTGGTTTACAAGATACTGCATCCTCTATTGCCACCTTTCCTGAGCGTACAGCAGATGCACTATCAGGAGAAATGCAAAGACAGAGGGAAGAGACTGGTACGTACAAACCAGACTGGACACCCTTTGACGCATACGATAACCCTATCGAAACAAAAACATGGTGGGGTAAACAGCTACGAGGTCTAGTACACTTTGGATCTCTGGCAGCTGGCACAGTGCTAGCAGCTAAAGGTGCAGCAGCCACAGGTATAATATCTATACCAGCTGGTTTGACTGCTATTACAACCAATACACTAGCTAGAGGTGCAGCTATTGGTGCTGTGTCTGACCTTGTATCTAAAGAGTCAGACGAGCAAAACGCATTAGGTGCATTACGTGACAGATATGGTTGGGCTGATACACCTATATCTACAAAAGATACTGACTCTCCTGTTATGATGAAAGTCAAAAACATTGTAGAGGGTATGGGCTTTGGTCTATTCTTTGACGGATTAGCCTATACACTTAAGAAGGGTAGTCAACCTGTAATCGAACAGATTGTCAAACGTAACAAAAGTATAAAAGATCAGACTGTAGAAGCTGGCATAGCACAGTTGCGTAAAGGAGAAGCTGAGTTTAGAGCTGACAAAAACGCACCTATATCTGATGCACACCAAGGGGCACACCCATCAGAGGTAGAGCCACAGGTAGCCCGTGAACAGTTATCAAGGACTCGTAAGGAGTGGGGTCAGGAAGAAGGAGCAACAGGTTCCGTAACCAGACCGCTTGAGCGTGAGCGTATAGCACAAGAAGGAGCGACAGATGATGCTACAGTCGAGCGTATTATGCGTGGACTGATGAGTAATGATAAGTTTGCTAAAGAACTAGAAGCTGCAAAAGGCAACAGACAGACTTTAGTAAATACATACAGAGAGTCTATCGAAGCACATCAACGAATTACACAGGGTAGAAATGCTGCTGATATGTCAGCTAGTGAGTATCTAAAAGACTTGCTTGAAGCACGACCTGATATAGTTGATGGCGAAGAAATTTGGACATCTAAGAATGTAGTTGTAGCTGATCTTGTTCTAGGTTCCTTGATGAAACAATTACGAGATACAGGTATTGCTGCTCGTGAAATATCTGACTTAGTAGATATAAACGATATAGATGGGCCAGCTAAACAAATAGTTGACACAATGCTAACAGCTCTATATCAAACTAAAAAAGCTAGATTTGTAAAGTCTGACTCTTTTAGAAACTTAGCAGCTGGTAGACAAAGAAAGGTAGCTATAGATGATGCTGTTAAAAAATCAGTAGCAGATTCTAAAGAGTCTATCATGTCAATACTTAAGATTACAAAAGATAATCAAGATGACGATTTGATGAACGCCATGATAGAAGCGTTCTCAATTATGGATGATGTAAATACACTCGAAGACTTTGACAACTGGGCTAGAACCGTCATCAAAGGTGGTAAACTTAACGCTAACGATATTGACCGTACAGGAGCCCTTATAAGAGAGCTAGAAGGTGTTATGACCAATAGTGTCTTAAGTGGCCCTAAGACCCCTGTGAGAGCGATTATGGGTACATCTGCGGCTACATTCTTGAGACCATTATCTACAGCTCTAGGTGCTGCTATACGTTATCCGTTTGATGGTGACGCATCTACACTACGAGCTAGTTTAGCATCCATCAATGGGATGATAGAAGCTATACCAGAGTCCTTTACATTATTTAGAACTAAACTAAATTCTTATTGGAAAGGTGATCTAGCTACAATCAAGACTAGATTCTCTGAGTTTAGTCGTGGCGATCAGAACTGGGAACTCATACGTAGATGGGCAGAAGATAGTGGTAGAGCTACAGCTGGTGATACAGCTGCATTTCGTATTGCTAACATGGCACGTAAGATGAATGACTCTAACTTCCTGACATACTCTACAAAGATTATGGCAGCGACTGACGACGCATTTGCATACATACTTGGCCGTGCAAAGATGCGTGAGAAAGCTATGCGTAGAGTTCTGGAACTACAAGGTAACGGTATACAGACACCTAAAATTAACAAAAAGTTAATGAAGGCATACGAAGATGACTTTTATGCACAGGTTTTTAATGCTGATGGTAGTATAACAGACGAAGCTACTGCATTTGCACGTAAAGAAGTTACACTTACACAAGAGCTTACAGGATTTGCAAAAGGTCTAAACGATGTATTTACATCCACACCTCTAGCCAAACCTTTCTTTTTGTTTGCTAGAACTGGTGTAAATGGCCTTGCATTAACAGGTAAGTATACACCCGGTTTTAACTTCTTAGTTAAGGAGTTCAACGAGATAGCACTGGCTACAGATGCTAACTTAGATATGTTAGCAAAGTATGGTATTACAACTGTTGACGAGCTAGCTAATGCTAAGGCTTTACAAACAGGCCGATTGGCAATAGGCTCTGCTGTAGTATTTATGGCTACACAGGCATGGATGCGTGGTGATCTAAACGGTAATGGCCCTCTTGACAGATCAAAAAGACAGATGTGGATAGACGGTAAATGGGAACCAAGGACAATCAAGCTAGGTGCTGTACGTGTCGGTTATGATAACTTTGAACCATTCAACCTTATTATGTCTACAATCGCTGACGTAGGTGATGCAAGTGAGCTTATGGGTGAAGAGTGGACAGAATCAGAACTACAAAAGATTTCTTTGGTTGTAGCACAGGCTATAACAAGTAAGTCTTATCTTGCTGGTATACAGTCATTTGTTGACTTATTTGCGGGTCGCCCCGGTCAGTTTGATAGAATTGTAGCTGGACTAGGAAATAATATTGTACCTCTTGCTGGTTTACGTAATGAGCTAGGTAAATTATTTACACCTTATATGCGTGAGATTGGCTCTGGTATTGACCAGTCAATCCGTAACCGTAACTTAATGACAGAGCAAGTACCCGGTGTAGAGCAGCTACCTATAAAGTATGACATGCTCAACGGTAAACCTTTAAAAGATTGGGACTTCTTAACTAGAGCATATAATGCTGTAAGTCCTATTAGTCTTAACTTAGATCAAAGCCCCGGTAGAAACTTTCTATTTGACAGTGGCTACGATTTACGTATGTCTACATACTATGCACCTGATAGCACAAACTTAACAGATGCTCCTCGAGTTAGATCTGAGTTTCAACGTTTTATTGGTTTGCAGAATCTAGAGCGTGAGCTAGATAAGCTAGCTGCTGATCCAAAGATTATAGCATCTATGGAAAAAATGTACGCTGACATCAAAGCTGGTTTACGAGATCAGTATGATGCAAGAGATTACTACCATAATATAATGATAGGTCGATTATTTGATAGAGCTCGTAAAAAAGCTTGGGCACAGATGAGAGACAACCCAGAAGCTCAACAACTTATGGAAGAGCTAAGATTGAAAAGAGTCAGGAAACTAGACAAGAAACAAGAGACTCGTAACATCCTCAACATATACAAATAAATGGCAACAACATTCGTAGAATACACTGGGGATGGGCAAGCTTCTAAACAGTTTACCTTTCCTTCATATCAAGAATCTGATGTCAAAGTTCGTGTAGATGGTGTACTTAAGACAACAAGTACACACTACAATATTACTGGCTATACTACGACAGGTGGTGGTAATGTAGTCTTTACATCAGGTAATATACCATCCAGTCCAGCTAACATACGCATATATCGTGACACTAACGTAGATACAGCCAAGG